TCTAACAAGCAATGGAACGATTGCGGTAACGGGTGCAGGTACATCGGCACAATATGTTCGTGGAGATGGCCAACTCGCAAACTTCCCTACCAATGGTGGTGGCGGTTCATCTGTTAATTATTACTTGAATGGTAGTGTTTCACAAGGAACATTTGGTGGAGTTACTTATTATGAAATGAGTAAAACACCTGTGCTTGGTGCAGGAACTAATTTTACAAGAACAAACGGACAAGGGAATGGATATATTGCATCGTTCATAACTGATGCAGGTGACCCATCACTTTTGAACATACCTGGTGGAAATTGGAACTTAGAGTTCTATTTTCAATCAAGTAGTGGTGGAGGTAACCCATCATTTTATGCAGAACTTTATAAAGTAAGTTCCTCAAATGTATTTACGCTTATCGCAAGTGGTTCAACCAATCCAGAAGGTATTACGCAAGGGACTGTGGTTGACCAATATTTTACAAGCATCCCCGTTCCGCAAACATCATTACTTGCAACCGATAGGATATCGGTAAGAATATTTGTAATACCTGATGGAAGAAACATAACACTACACACCGAGGATGGAAACCTTTGCGAGGTTCTTACAACCTTCTCAACGGGTTTAAATGCTCTCAATGGTCTAACTGCCCAGGTGCAATACTTTGCAACCGGTACAAGTGGAACTGACTTTGCGATTAGTTCAGCAACCGATACGCATACCTTTAACCTACCAATAGCATCTGCGACCAATACAGGTAAGTTAAGCAATAGTGATTGGACTACTTTTATAAACAAGCAAAGTGCGATAACGCTAACTACATTTAACGCAAGTGGTTCCGCTACTTTTGTAAGTTCGGTTCTTAATATACCGACATACACCTTAATTGGTCTTGGTGGCGAACCTGCGATTACTGCCGGTGCAACTACACAATATTTCAGAGGTGATAAAACTTTTCAAACTTTAGATACCTCGGTTGTACCGGAGAATAGCAATCTTTACTACACCGATACAAGAGCAAGGAATGCCATCACATTAACCACAACTGGTTCAAGTGGTGCATCCACATATAGCGGAGGATTTTTAAACATTCCGATTTATAGTTTAAGCGGTTTAGGTGGTGTTCCTACAACAAGGACAATCACTATTAATGGCACTACGCAAGACCTTAGTGCAGATAGGTCATTTACCATACCCGTTCACGATGCAGTTACAATCGGAACGGCAAACGGGTTAAGTTTAAGTACGCAAGTTCTTTCTCTCGGATTGGCGAGTTCCTCCGCAAATGGTGCGTTAAGTTCAACGGATTGGTCAACCTTTAATGGCAAACAAAACACCATTACCTTAACAACTACGGGTACAAGCGGTGCTGCGACTTTAGTAGGTGCGACTTTGAATATTCCGCAGTATGCTGACCAATTTGTAGGAACAGTAACAAGCGTTGCTGCGTTAACTTTAGGAACAACGGGAACTGATTTGAGTTCAACTGTTGCAAACGGAACAACAACACCCGTTATAACTTTGAACGTACCAACGGCAAGTGCAACCAATAGGGGTGCATTGTCAAGTACGGATTGGACTACATTTAACAATAAACAAGCAGCACTTAACGGAACGGGTTTTGTAAAGATTAGCGGAACTACAATTTCATACGACAATAGTACCTACGCATTAGATAGTGCGGTTGTTAAATTAACGGGTACTCAAAGCATTAGTGGCGAAAAATCATTTTCTGATACTTCAAGGTTTGGACTAAATATATTGATGTTCCAAAATAGCACTGTCAATTTCCAAACTGGTTATAGCACATTTACTTCTGATAGTGGTGGATTTTATTTAGCATTAGATAGTAATAAAAGAGCATATTTTAATGTAAATGGACTTAGCACTCAAAGAAACTATACATTCCCTAATGCAACAGGTACAATTGCTTTAACAAGCGACATACCATCTTTGAGTGGATATGTCACAGGTACAGGAACAACCAACTACTTGCCTAAGTGGACAAGTGGTAGTGCGTTGGGGAATAGTTTGGTTTATGATGATGGTACAAATATTGGAATCGGAAGTGCAACTCCTGCGTTTAAATTAGATGTGAATGGTGTTACTGCATCAAACGCATTTAAACCAAATTACAATGTTAATTATTACGATATAGATGGTTACATTTCAAATTATTCTTCAAGTAATTATCTATATGTTAATGGTAACGCAGGGGGTGGATTAAGACTTAAGGGAGAGGGTGCTGGTACTAATCAAATTGCTATTGAATCATCAACATCAAATCATATATGGTTTCAAACTGGCGGTAGCGAACAAATGCGTCTAACCTCCACAGGATTAGGCATCGGCACGACATCGCCAAGTGCTGCATTAAATGTTATTGGTAGTATACATCTTGGAGATTATACAACTGCTACTAATAGAGTAATTGATTTTAGGACAAGTAATTCTGCATTCACTATTAACACAGATGGAACATCAGCAGCATTAGGGACAAATATTACCTATGCTTGGTATGGTGGAGGTCAAGGTCCTTTGAAGTTTAGTAATGCAAGTGGAGAGGTGATGAGATTAGATGCGAGTGGGAATTTAATGGTTGGTGGCACAAGCGTATATGGTGCTACAATAACATCTTATGCAAGTGCAACGAGAAGTGGTGGTATAGGTATAAGAAATAGTGCTGGTACTTTTGCTGGTTTCTTTGGTACATATGCAGCTGGTAGTGGTAGTGGTTCTACTGATATTTTAGCTGAATCAGCAGGGTTTATGGCATTTTCATCAGGTGGAACCGAACGCCTCCGCATCACAAGTGGGGGGAGAATCTTGATGGGAACGACATCAGATGATGGAAGTTCAAGGTTGCAGGTTAGTGGTGCAGGCACTTTTAGTAATACTTTAGTAGTAGGTACTGGACTTACTATATCTGAACTTTCAATACGTTCAACTGATGTAGCAACAAATTTGAATTATTTGTCTTTTGGTACTAATACATACAATAGGGGGCAGATAAAAGTAAGTGGAACTACTTTGCTTGATGGTATGATGCAATTTTACCCTTACTCTGCTGGTTCAAGCGTTCTTGCTTTAACTCTTGCATCTACAGGAGCAGCAACATTTAGTAGTAGTGTAACGGCAACTGAATATAATTTATCAGCATTAAACACCGCACCAGCGACATCATCATCAACAGGAACAGTTGGACAAATAAGAATTGATGCAAATCATATATACGTTTGCACCGCAACTAATACATGGAAAAGAGTAGCAATAGCAACATTTTAAATAGTTTAAAACAAAATAAAATATGACAACGTACAAATGGATTATTTCGCAAATGAACGAGTACCCAACAACTCCCGACAACCTTACTGATGTGGTGTTCACCGTTCATTGGAGAAGGCAAGCAGAGCAGATTGATGGTGACAAGACTTGGTTCGCTGAAACCTATGGTGCTCAAAGCATCCCTTCCCCATCACCTGAGAATTTCACCCCATACGCTGACCTCACACAGGCAATCGTAGAGGGATGGTTGGAAAGTGGACTTGATGTGGCGGTAATTGATGCATCACTTGACAAGCAGATTGAGAACCAAAAGAACCCAAAAGAAGTATCGCTTCCTTTGCCTTGGTTGACAAATAATATATAAATTTGTAAAAATTAAATACTATGACACTTATTGAACTGAAAGCAGCTGCTTACGACCTTCTTGCTCAAATTGAGTACCTTCAGAAGCAACTACAAGAGACTAACGCTAAAATTGGCGAAGAACTCCAAAAGCAGAACAACGAGAATGGATAGCAAATCTATTGGAATGTGTGTAGCAACCATATTGATTAAGGTTTGGGCAGATATTGCTCTCTCCGAGGTCGGTGTGGTTGTTGCCATTTTTGCAGGGTTAACAACCATAGTATATAACATAGTAAGGCTTTATAAAGAACTAAAAAAATGATAAAGAATTTCATTTGGAGTTTACTCGCTGAAGATGGGAAACTTAGTAGCAAACGCTTCGCAGGTATCCTATCAACCTTGTTCCTTTGCATAACCTTGCTTTGGAATAGTTTTAGCGAAGAACACATCGCACCATCAACAATACTGGTTGAGTGCGTTACTGCGGTTGCTATCGGTGCATTAGGTATCTCTGCGGTGCAAACTATCTTCAAGAAAAAAGATGAAGAACCTAAGTAAAGAAGAACTCCTAAGTAGGATGGAGGCAATTAATCGTAGCAATGCGATTATTTACTTTGACCTCAACGGATTCATTCTTGGTGTAAATGCCATCTTTTTAAAAGCAATGGGATTCGGTGAGGATGAACACGATAAGTTAATAGGAAAGCATCATAGCATATTTGTAAGTTACGAATATAGTAAGTCTGATGAGTATGTGAAGTTTTGGGAAACGTTAAGAGGTGGAAAGTTTTTTGAAGGTGAGTTTGAAAGAAAGAAGATAGATGGTTCACCTATCTACTTACAAGCAACTTACAATCCTATCTTTGATGAGAGTGGTACTATTACTAAGGTCATGAAGATAGCGACTGACATCAGCGAAATGATTGTTAGCAAGAACAAAATAAATGAACTATCCAAGAACTTACAAAAGGAATTGGATAATACAAACAAATTAAGGGAAGCAATAGAGATTGAGAAAAACGCTGCGTTGGAGGACTTGGATGCAACCCTAAAGAAAAGTCAAAACGAATTAATTAAAACGATTGTCAAGTGTGCTTTAGCGGTTATTATAAGCGTTGGGTTTATCACTACAATTATGTACTCCTTCGCAATACTATCCAACAAGGACACGCAAATAATCGGGTCAACCTGGTCAAATATGTTCAGCGTATTACTTACAAATGCCTTCTCAATAGTGGGGACAATTATGGGTATTAAGTATGCAACACAAGATGAAAAAAAATAATATGAGATACCTACTATTACTAATTTTATTTATTGCCTGCAACCCAGTTAAACAGGTACTTCGTGACCAAGAGAAACTTGAAGAAGTCGCAAAGGTTGTGGTTAAGGGAGGATGGTGTGCAAATGATACAACTTTTGTTGTCAAGTCTGATACTTTGGTTGAGGTTGATACATTGGTGAGGATTGATACACTTACAGATACCTATGTCCTAAATGATACAACCTACATCACCAAGTGGAAAACAAGAGAAATAACCAACTCAATCACCATTCACGATACAATCAAGTCATTCATTGTTGACAATGCTCGTGTGAGGTTATTACAGGCAGATTCAGCACGTTTAGGAGGTGAGGTGATAGAATGGAAGGCAAAGGCAAAGAAAAGGCAAATTTGGTTGTTTGCAATCGTTGCAATGATAATCGGTGCATTGTATATAAAATCTAAAATATGAAATTATCAGAACACCTTGATTTGTCAGAAGTAACCCGTAGCGAATCAGCAAAGCGTAAAGGGATAAGCAATATGCCAACCGAGGCACACATTGCCAATTTTAAGTTATTAGCGGAGAAGATATTTGAACCAATAAGGAATCATTTTAGATGCCCAATTATTATCTCATCGGGATATAGAAGCAAGGAATTAAACGCTGCCATTGGTGGTTCATTGACCTCACAACATTGCCAGGGAGAAGCGATTGATATAGATATGGATGGTACACCAAACGGAGTAACAAATAGGATGGTTTTTGATTACATCAAGGAAAACTTATACTTTGACCAACTTATCTACGAGTTCGGAGATGCCAAGAATCCTGATTGGGTTCACGTTTCTTATAAATCAACTGGTAAGCAAAGGAAGCAAATACTAAGGGCAACCAGGTCAAATGGTAAAACGGTATATAGTAATTATTAAAAGTGTTTTATATCAGAAGACTTACGCTTTTCTCTTTTTATTTTATCATAATTTGATCTACATTTTTTACATTTATTTTCTCTGTGATCATTCATCATAATGTTCACAGGGAAATCATTTCTACTTTTTGTTTCTTTACAGTACTTACACTTTTTCAATTGTATAGTATTTGACATAGTGTTTTTTTAAGTTTTTAAGTAAATAAAGTTCAGCTTCTTCTATTTGTTTAAAGTTATAAAATAAGGCAATACTAGATGATATAGTAAATGAAACTTGTATTTCTCCCATTATTTTTTGATAGTTAAAATACGCAGGTATAGATCCATAAATAAAATTGCACTTAATTGCGTAATATTTACTGTATGTATGTTCCGTCAGGGTTTTCATTAGGATTTTTTTTATATTCGTATTGAGGAAAAAATCTATCAAAAGATTGTTCATGTTGCCAAAAACCTGGAAACAATTCAAAGAACCATTTGCCATCATGAATCTTCCATCTTACCATTTTGCGTACATTATTTTTTTCAATGTATTCTTTTATTGAATGTGTTGTTATCATAATTTTCTTTTTATTAACCACATAATTTCATTAGCCAAATACAATGTAATCATTATAGGTAATGAAATAAATATAAAATAAATAATCTTAAAAATTAAGTAAATGTTTTTCATTCGTTTAATAAGTTTAATTCATTTTGTGGTAATATGACAGATCTAACATAACCCATTAATTTAAATTGTTCTACTGTTATCTTAAGGTGCTGAACAGCTTCTCCAGAATAAATCATACTGTCAATCAGTTCACCAAGTAATTTGTGTCGTTCGTAGGTATTAAGGTCACCCCATTTAGGCAAAGGCATCTTGGACATGTGCTTTGTATTTTAGTTGTTATTGTATATTTGTGTTTGCAACATCTGCATTTGATCCATATCGGTTTGTGGTTCAGGATCTTTTTCTTTGTAAAAGTTTCCATACTTTTTATACTGCCAGATCTCATAAGGTGTTATCGGCAGAATTGATCTTGGATCTGACCAACTATCCAAAGCATCGTAATAATAATTCCCCATGTAATAATTGTTTTAGGTTTCATGATTTGTTGAGGTGTAGGATGCCTCTCCCCTTATTTATTATTTTATTTTATCTACCAAGATTTGCTATATTCATTACAGCTTTCTCAAGATGTTCAATTATTAAATCGTGATGCACTCCAACAGGATAAAAGCATCTAACTTTTATACCAAGATCTTTATTTGATACAGTAGCTTTAATGTAACTTTTGCTAGATTCATCGATCTTAAAAACGTTGTCTAGTTTTTTAATTGTCTTCATTTTAAATGTTTTATGGTTTACTATTAGATGTGTTTTTGGATCTTACAGTTATAAAAGTTAGCCAATCTTTGAGCTTCATTCTCTGTATCAAAATATATGGCTATAGATAAAGAATCAGTAAACCAGAACTTAAAACCATGATTAGTTAAATACTTACCGTCATTGTTAACCAAAATAAAATTCATAAAAAGTGTGTTTAGTTGTTATTAATAGAGCTAAAGTAGATAAACAGATCTAAACAAAAAAATATTTTTTAAAATAAATATATTTTTTTTTATGAAATATTAATTGTAGGTTTGCAATAATAAAAAAACATACAAAATGGAGAAACAAAAACCAGGTAGAAAAAAAATACCAGATGATCAAAAGGTCAAAATGGTAAGTGCTTACATTAATGACAAGGATAAAAAAGCTATACTTAAAAAGTATGGTAGTTTAACCGCGGCGATAAAAGAAGTAATATTATCTAAATTAAAAAAAGTGACAAATGAACAACTTACAACTAAAGAAAGCAACTAGAAAAAAAGTAAAACTAAGATTAAACCTATCAGCACCATCTGGAGCAGGTAAAACCTATGGAGCACTACTGTTAGCAAAAGGATTAGTAGGATCATGGGACAAAATTGCTGTAATAGATACAGAAAATGGTTCTGCATCACTGTATGAACATTTAGGTGATTTTAATGTCATAGATCTTACACCTCCATTTTCACCTGAAAGATACATTGAATCCATTGACGCGTGTGTATCTGCTGGAATTGAAGCTATAATAATAGACTCATCTTCTCACGAATGGTCAGGTCCTGGAGGTTGTCTAGAAATTAACGAGAAATTAGCTCATGCAAGATACCGTGGAAACACATGGTCTGCATGGCATGAAACAACTCCTAGGCATGATGCTTTTGTTCAAAAAGTACTACAATGTGATGCTCATGTTATTACATGTACTAGATCTAAAATGGAAACAGTAATGGGTGATGACAAGAGAGTTAAAAAACTTGGTATGAAAGATATACAAAGAGATGGTTGGGAATATGAGTTAACAGTATCACTTAGTATAGACAGAGACACTCATTTAACGGTAGCATCAAAAGATCGTACTGAAATATTTGAAGGTAAGGAACCATTTATGATTACAGAAAATACTGGTATAATGATAAAAGAATGGTGTGATAAAGGCGTTATTCCTGAAAAACCTAAAGAAATTGATTACATTGCAATGTTAGACGATTGCAAGTCTAAAGAACAACTAACAGAAATGTGGAAGTCGCTTCCAGTTAGCATTAAAGCATCACAAGACGTAATTGATTTTAGTAAAGTAAAAGCATCTAGTTTTAATAAAATACTTGATTTATGAATTTAAGAGAAGTAAATATAATAGAAAGACCATTGTCTAAAGAAGAAATATCAAATATTGTTGATAACATATATGAATTAGTTAATGAAGGATTTTATAATAGCATACATGTTGCAATTATAATGAATAGTCTAGAACATTTAACAAAAATGGTTAAAGAAAAAATACAGTCAGATGTTTTAGATGAACTGTATAAATATCCTAAAAACAAAGCTGAAATCCATGGCGCTACTGTATCAATAATGGATTTAGTTAAGTATGACTATTCAAATTTACCAGGCTGGTCAGAACTAGAAGAGCAAATAATTGCTTTAAAGTTAAAACAAAAAGAAATTGAAGACGTAGAAAAAAAATATCATAGAGGTGATTTGCCTATAAAATCTTTAACTTCAACATTTAAAATACAACTAAGTAAAATCTAAACCGCTGGTTGACGGGTAAAATTAACCAAAACAATTATGGCAACAAACATTTCAGTAAAACTCGACGTCATGAAGATTGACAAGAAAAAACTTTATCAAGGTGAAAAAGGCACCTATTTAGACGCTGTTATTATTATGAAAGATGAACCAGATCAGTATGGTAATATTGGAATGATAGTACAAAATAGTACTAAAGAAGAAAGAGAACAAGGTATTAAAGGTACTATACTTGGTAATGTCAGATATATTCAAAAGCAAGTTCAAGAACAACCTAAGGTTGATTTTGATGATCTTCCATTTTAAAATAAAGCAAGATGAATATATTAGAAAAAGCAAACAAGATAGTATATGAACGCGCCGAAGAAAAAGAAAGACAGTATGGACCATTTATAGAAGGCATGCAAAGAGCAGCTAGTATTTATTCTGGAATGACTGGTAAAGAAGCTACAGCAGATGACATGTATAAGGCTTTGATCGCTTTAAAATTGTCTAGGCAATCTTATAACCATAAAGAAGATAATCTACTAGATGCTATTGCATACCTAGCGTCGTTAAATGATTTCTTAAATTCAAAATAATAAAATGAAGAATTACAACACAACGGATCTAGATCCACAAACAACATTTGAAAGACATGTTTTTCACAGGGATCAATTTGCTCATTATTTAAGATGGACACATATACTTAAAGAATCTAAAATAAATGATACAGTAGTTGACTTTGGTTGTGGAAAAGGAAACTTGCTAGAAGTACTGTATAGAAATAGGTTTAAATGCAAAAGATTTATAGGTCTTGATATTCGTAAGAAAACAATAGAACAAGCAAAAGAAAAGTTTCAAGTAGTAGATTGGGCTGAGTTCTATGATCAAGATTTAATTTATCCTACAATTGATCTAAACTTTAATGCTGATAAAGTATGTTCATTTGAAGTAGCAGAACATATAGGTAAACAGAATATTGAAAGCTTTTTGATTAATTTTAAAGCATGTGGACACAGTGAAGCTAAATATTATTTGTCAACACCTAATTATGATGAAAAAGTAGGTGCAGCTGGTAATCATACTTATGATTCTGGAGATGGTAGAGGAGTTGCAATACATGAATTTGCACACAGTGAATTACAAGAGCATATAGAAAAACATTTTACTATAGTCAAAAAATTTGGAACATTTGCGTCAGTTAAAGATTATAAACCAAGACTATCAGATTGGCAAGTTAAAATGTATAATGCTTTAAATGAGTATTATGACAGCAATCTATTGTCTAATCTAATGGCACCTATGTTCCCTGAACATTCTAGAAACACTCTTTGGGTTTTAAAACAAAAATAAAAAAAACAAAACATGAAAAATTTAACTTTTACCGTTGATCAGAAAGTATCATTTAGAAACAAGAAAAAAGAAATTCAAGTTGGAACTTATGTAAAAGACTACCTGTATAAAAAAACAGGTCAAACTTTTTGCGTAATAAATTTAAATGGCAAAAAAAGATTGATAACAAAAAAACAAATATGCAATGAGATTATTTAATGAATTTGAATCTATTAGAGACTGGGCAAAAGAAAGAGGAATATATGAAAAAGGAGATCCTAAAACTCAAACATTAAAGTTACAAGAAGAAGTAGGAGAATTAGCAAAAGCTGTTTTATCAAATGACAAATTTGAAATAAGCGACGCTATTGGAGATTGCGTAGTTGTTTTAACAAACTTGGCTGAGTTGTCTGGATTAAAATTAGAGTCATGTGTTAATTCTGCTTACAATGTTATTGCTAAAAGAAAAGGATCAATGATCAATGGAACATTTGTCAAAGATTAAATTTTACTTATCAATAGCAAAAGAAGTTAGTAAAGCTTCTTATTGTGAAAGATCTAAGGTTGGTGCTATTATAGTCAAGGAAGATAATATTATCTCTTTTGGTTATAATGGCACCCCTTCTGGGTTTGAAAATATTTGTGAAATCAATGGACAAACAAAAAGAGAAGTTTTACACGCTGAATCTAACGCTATTACAAAGTGTGCTAAAAGTTTCTACAGTTCAAATAATTCACAAATGTATCTAACTCTTTCACCATGCTTTGACTGTGCAAAACTTATCATTCAATCTGGAATAAAAGAAGTATATTATATTGAACAGTATCGAGATACTTCTGGTATTGAACTTCTAAAACAAACAAATGTACACATTGAACAAATTTCATAATGCAGAAAAGGCATTTGAATATTACTACTTTTTAATAAATCATTTAGGTTTAGAAGTAGGTAATACAAAAATGCTACACAATATTGGGTTTGAAATATCTAACCCAGTAGACAATGACATCAAAACATCTTGGAGAAAATTTAATAAGCAATATGCTGAGTATGAATTTAACTGGTACCTGTCAAAAAATAGATCAGTTGAAAACATAAAACAGAAAGCTAAGATCTGGGACACCATGCATAATGGTGATAACATTGTAAACAGTAACTATGGTTGGCAATGGAGCAGGAACAATCAACTTGATTATGTCATATCAGAATTAGAAAGAAACAACAATTCTAGAAGAGCAGTACTTACAATATATGATGGTAAAGAACATGATCAATACAAATATGATACACCATGTACATTATCTATTGTGTTTTGTATACAAGATGATAAACTATGCATGACTGTAACAATGAGAAGTAATGATCTAGTATTTGGATTTTGTAATGATCAATATTGTTTTTCAAAGTTACAACAGATGGTTGCACTTCGCCTAAAGAAAGAAGTTGGTTGGTATTATCATTTTGCTCAAAACCTACACATATATGAAAAACACTTTAAGTTACACGAAAGATAGATATTGCAAAGCTCATGAAAGTTGGTTTAAGGAATCATATCCTAATGCATATAAAGATGGATTTTATCTAGATCCTAAACTTCCTAAAGTAGATACATCAAATGGTCTCACTACTTTTATCTGTAACTTTTTGTCATGGTCTGGACATAGAGCAACAAGAATTAATGTATCTGGTAGATTAATTGATGGAGTTGAAAAACAAGCATCAGGAGCAAAAATAGGAGTAAAAAAATGGATTCCATCATCTACTAGAAGAGGTACAGCAGATATTTCAGCAACAATAAAAGGAAGATCTGTTATGATTGAAATAAAAGTTGGTTTAGATAGACCTAGAGAAGATCAATTAAAAGAACAAGTAAGAGAAAGAAAAGCTGGAGGCATTTATGAATTTATAAAAGATGCAGAACAGTTTTTTTATCTCTATGATAATTTGTAATTTAGCAACTATTAACGCTTGTAGCATAAGCGTATTAACTTTTTGGCCTCATTAACCCGATTGAGATGCTACCTTGATCGTGTGTTTTTGGGGCCATTCTTTTTTTTACAATGAAAGAGTCATTTTACTTTTCACACGATAGCAATGCTAGAAACGACGTTAAGATATTAAAGCTTAGAAGAAACCTTGGTTTTGAAGGTTATGGTTTATACTGGTGTTTGATTGAAATGCTTAGAGAAGCACCTGAATATAAACTATCAATAAACTGTATTGATGATATTGCCTTCTCATTTAACATTGATCAAAAGATCATAAAATCAATCATTAACGATTTTGATTTGTTTTTAACCGAGGATGAACTCTTCTATTCCGAAAGACTGGTAAGAAGTATGGAACAGTACAAGCTTCTTAAAGAAAGAAAATCAATATCAGGAAAAGAAGGAATGAAAAAGAGATGGGAAAAAACTAACAAACAAAATAAAATGATTTTATGATCAGCCATGAATCAATTATAAAACTAAAAGAAATATGTAAACTAACTGATATTGTAGATAAATATGTTAAAACAAAAAGATCTGGATCAGACTATGTAGCATGTTGTCCATTTCATAATGAGAAAACACCATCATTTAAAATACCTACATCAAATAACTTTTACAAATGTTTTGGTTGTGGTAAATCAGGAGATGTATTCTCATTTGTATATGAAATAGAAAACTGTACATTTGCTGAATCAGTTGAAATAGTTGCTAGACACTACAACTTCGAGTTAGATACTTATACTAAAGAATACGTCAAGCCAGTTAAAAGACTTGAGAAGATTAATCCAAGATACATAAATTGGTTTGAAAATAGATTAATATCAAACAATACTCTGCTAAGATTTAAGATCACACAAGCGACCGAGTGGATGCCTAAATCAAAAGCTGAGGTACCTGTAGTATGTTTTAACTATTTTAAAGATGATGAACTAGTAAACATAAAGTTTAGAGGACCGGGCAAAGACTTTAAACTGGCAAAAGACGCCGAATTGATATTTTACAACATAGACTCAATTAAAGGTACAGATGAAGTAATTATAGTAGAAGGTGAAATAGACTGTCTAAGTATGTATGAATCAGGTATTTATAATTGTATATCTGTACCAAATGGAACAACACCAAATGGTAAGATGCAATTAAAATACCTTGATAATTGCTACGAGTATTTTATAGATAAAAAGAAAATCATAATTGCAACAGACAATGATGATGTAGGTAAAAAACTAAAAGAAGAACTATCTAGAAGACTTGGTAAAGAAAGATGCTATCAAGTTGAATTTCCGAATGACTGTAAAGACGCAAATGATGTTCTAAATAAATATGGAAAGGATGAAGTAAAAAAACTTGTATTTTATGCTAAGCAATTTCCTATCGAAGGCATAGTATCAAATGATGAAATAGAAATTGATATATGGGATTACTACAATAATGGATATCCTAAAGGAGTTCAAGTAGGTATTCAAGGTTTTGATGATCATGTTAGACTAATGGATGGCCAAATAACTGTTATAACAGGTATTCCAGGTTCAGGTAAAAGTGAATTCACAGACTACATAATATGTAGAACTTCAATAAATCATGGATGGAAATGGGCAATATGTTCATTTGAAAATACTCCACCTGTGTTCCATGCTACAAAACTAATCGAGAAACTATCTGGACGCGCATTTGATCACAGAATTAATCAAAACAATAGAGTATCAGAGTTTGAACTTGAGATGGTTATTGATCATCTAAAGAGTAATTTTAGTTTTATAAACACAAGTGAAACAGACATAACAATAGATGGTATATTAAATAAAACATCTGAGTTGGTTTTAAGAAAAGGAATTAAAGGTTTATTAATAGATCCATGGAATTATATTGAACACAATATACCAAATGGATATTCTGAAACACAATATGTAAGTGAATGCCTTACTAAAATAAAAAAAACAGCTTTAAAACTAGGTATACATATTATAGTAATTGCTCATCCTACTAAACTCCAGAAAGATAAAACAACAGGTAAATATGAGGTTCCTACACTATATTCAATATCAGGATCAGCTCATTTTTTTAATAAAACAGATAATGGAATTACAGTTTATAGGGATTTTCAAACAAACGATGTGACAGTATATGTGCAAAAAGTAAGATACTCTTGGCTAGGGAAAATAGGTTTTATCACCTATAAATATAACACACTTACTAGACAATATGAGTTTATTGAGTAGTTTTGTTATAACACTGTTATAACAGACACATAACACTGTTATAACAAAACCATAACAGACTCATAACAAAACAAAAATAATAAAAATACCAATATTAATTAATTTTATAATAAATAAATTAATGACAATCAATGTATTAATAACACTGTTATAACACTGCTATAACACTGCTATAACAGTGTTATAACTATAAATAAAATATATACATACGTGTTGTTCGCTAAAGCAAACAACACATGTGAAAAAAGTTTAAATTTGAACTTAGTAAGTAAATAAAGCTATTAAATTAAAAATTAAAATAAAAGCATGCTTAAAATAAAATAATGTGTTTAACTAAAAACGATATAATAGAAAGTTTATACAAGGACAAGGATATAAACAATGCCATCAAGAAGATGCAACCATTAGAGTTGCAGGATGATTTAAGGCAAGAGATGTTTATGGTACTTTGTGAGATGGATGAGGCAAAGTTTATGTCAATGCACAACGGGGGATTCTTAAAGTTCTACTTGGTACGAACAATGCTTACAATGATAAAGTCTGATAGGTCAACATTTTTTAATAAGTTTAGAAAAGTATTTACTGAATGGAATGAAAAATATGATGCACCTGATGTAAGCGATACCATTCAAACAGATGAAATAACTGTGAAACTAAATAATTCTTTAAAAATCTTACATTGGTATGAACTTGAAATCTTTAGACTTTATTCAGAGAATGGGCAAAAAATAATGTCATTATCACGGGACACTGGCATCCCATATAGGTCACTAATGAAAACCATTAAAAAAACTAAAACACTTTTAAAATATAAAATCAAAAACCATGCTATCACTTAAAATTGTTATCGCATCCCTTTTCTTTGTTTTCTACTTTATTGATATGGCAAGACTACCCGAAAGGTGGAAGGTCAATTTTAAACCATTTAACTGCAATATGTGCCTATCCGTATATATTGCCATTGCTTTATACTTCCTACCTGTATGGGTCTTAAATTGCGTTTTGGTGGCATTCGTTGCAGGAGTATCTGCTCCTCTATTCCGTAACCTTTTAAATAATATATTTTTTAAAAAATAATCACAATGACACAAACAGCACTTGAATGGTTCGTAAATGGATTGCAGGAATGCAATTATATACCAAAAGATAGAATCGTAATGAATGATTTTATTAAAAAAGCAAAAAAAATAGAAAAAGAGCAGATTATGAAGGCTTTTTCTAAAGGTAAAATAAACCATAATAAAGACTTGGCAATTGAATACTACAATAAAACCTATAACAAATGAACCAAGAAGATGAAAAGTTTATACAAGACAATATCTACAACTTTGAATGCGTAAAGATTGGGTTTATGAAGAACCTTCCTTTGCATATTCTTGTAGGGTATGAGCAGATTTATCGCAGATACCTTGATGGTGGATTCATCCTGACAAGTTGGTGTGCTAACTGCGTAGCGGATATGATGAAGAGGTTGAGTAACTATTGGGATTCATATCAAGCATCCAAGTTACTTGATGCGGAAGTTATAGAGCAAACGATACCGAAAAAGAAAGGCAGACCATTTAAAAATAAACAATGAGAATAATCACAGTTGGTCAGCGTAATTCGGGGGTATCATTTCATAGGTTGTTTAATCCGTTAATCTACTTGCCAAAGGATTATGCAATGATGACCGATGTACTTACCGAAGAAGAACTTGAAAAAGGGTATGACATACTTTTTATCAATAGGTACATAGCAGGTATGGAGGTTGATGAGGTTGTTAGATTAAGGGAGAAGTATGGATTCAAGTTGGTGGTTGATGTTGACGATTATTGGAACTTAGATGCTTGGCATATCCTTTACGGCAAATATCCAACTCAGAAAGTCATTGACCATATCAAGGTCGCAGATATTGTAACTTGCTCAAACAATGATTTAGCGGTTCAAATTGATGAACTCAATCCGAATTGGATAGTAATTCCAAACGCTTTGCCTTATGGTGAGGACCAGTTCACAGATGTTAAGACTGAATCGGATAAGGTCCGATTTGTTTACGCAGGTTCAATCACACACGAAAAGGATATCGCAATCCTCAAAAACCCAATGAAAAGGGTGGCAGGAGATGCAATGGTGAAGAGCAAGTCAAGTTTTATCCTTTGCGGATATAGCGAGGACAAAAACGTGGCAAACGTATGGGGCAGAATGATTAACGACTACTTATGCGGATTCAATGTTGATGGTTACATACGGGCAGCGTTACCGGTTGATGAGTACATGAACTTTTACAATGAAGCGGATGCTTGTTTAATTCCTTTAGTAGATTCAAAGTTCAACTCAATGAAGTCTAACCTAAAAGTATTGGAGGCAGCGACAAAGAATGCACCTGTCATCTGTTCCAATGTCAAACCTTATTCCGAATGTAAGCATATCATCCCTATAAACAATCAATCCGATTGGTTCACAAATATTAAAAAAGTTGTCAAAGATGCTATTTATAGGCAAGAGATGGGGATTGCTAATGGGGAATGGTGTAGGGAGAACTTCAATCTTATCAAGGTAAACAAAATACGTTCACAAATATTTGAAGCATTATGCCAGTAATTAAGTGCAGTAACGGAAAGTATCGCATCGGTTCGGGTCAATGCATCTACGATACAAAAGAGAAGGCGACTGAGGTATGGACCGCAATACTTGCAGGGGGTAAATATTCTTACAAGAAACCAAAAGAAAAAAACACAAAAACCAAACGGAATGGATAAAGTCCTTATCGCAATGGCGGTGCATGACACCGAAGAGAACAAAAGGTCAGAACTAACCGAAAAGGTCTTAAATGAATTACATTTTCAGCATATCTTTTATGACCATGAGTTTTGGATTATAGATAATAACTCTTGCCAAGCAACAAAGGAAATCATAAAAGAATATGCAGCAGATGGTTTTGTAAATATCATAACTAATGATGAGAACATTGGAACGGCAGAGGCGGTTAATCTTGCTTGGAAGCATCGTAAACCTGGTCAGCATTGTATCAAGATGGATAACGATGTAATTATAGACAATGTTGATTGGGTTAAAGAAATGGTTGAAGCAATAGAACGTGAGGCAAGGATTGGAATAGTAGGTCTAAAGAGAAAAGATTGTTGGGAAGAACCGAATCACGCATTACCTGATTGGAGAAGCGAGTTGATTATGCTACCACACCTTGCAGGTCAGCGTTGGATAATAGTTGAGAAGTGCCATCACATTATAGGGACTTGTCAGATGTACTCATCCGCTTTGCTTGACAAAATAGGGTATCTTTGCCAACCTAACCTCTATGGTTACGATGATGTTCTTGCATCTCATAGGTCAACAGTTGCAGGTATGTGGAATGTGTTTTTACCTCACATTGAGATTGAACACATAGACAAAGGGGAAACGGAATACCAAACGTGGAAGGAGAAACATAGTGCAGAAGTAACCCAAGAAGTCATAAAAATGACTCATGAATACTATCACGGAACAAGACCAATCTACTACAATCCTTTCCTATGAAAGTAATCGTATCACTTGATAATCCGAATCACGCAGGTTGGTTGAAGTTGGAACAATCCTTAAAACAACACGGGTGGGCATATCATCCAATAGTAAAGGAGTGGAAAGGGTTTGGCACTAAGATAATCGGACTTTATGAGTATCTATGCTCAACCGATATAGATGACTTCATTTACCTTGATGCCTATGACAATTACTGCATCGCAAGTCCTCAAGAGTTTAAGTTTAAAAAGAAGGACTACCCTATGATTGTATCAAGTGAGAAAGGATGTTATCCCGATACGCATAAGATGGGAATGTTCCCAGTGGTTAATCACGAATGGAAGTTCCTAAATAGTGGGCAGATTTACGGAAACAAAAAGGACTTTCTTGAAATCTACAACACGAATCCTCCAAGGTTTGAGGATGACGACCAGCGTTGGTACACGGACCGCTTCCTTGCAATGCCCGACAAGATAGGACTTGATTATTGTAACATCTTCCAATCGGTTGCGTTTGAGGTGGAAGGTGACTTTACCCTAACTTACAATAGATTGTACAACAATAAAACACATACCTTCCCTATGTTCATTCACGGGAATGGCAAGACTGACATGAGCAAATTTTACTTATTATGATGGAATGGATAGTTAAGGAATATACCGACAAGGTAAACGCTGACCAAGAACTTAAAGCATATCGGGACTGGATAGAAGCAAACGCATTCGGATTTGGGGAGAGGTGTTTTATTTGGATGTGGAATGATATTGTTGCAAGGATGCCCCAAGAGTTTACCTTTATAGAGATTGGGGTGTTTAGGGGACAGATTCTTGGATTGGTTAAGTTACTGGCAGACCGACACGGCAAAAAGGTTAGGCGAATCGGAATCACACCTCTTGACACATCCGATGGACATTGGGAATCTGACTACGAAGCAGACATTAAAAAACTACACCACACCTTTAAGATTGCGGATGACTATGAACTAATCAAACTTGATTCAACTAATCCCGTAGCGGTAAACCTTGCCTCAAAGAATCCTCCCGATGTTCTTTACATTGATGGAGGACATACTTACGAGGTAGTAATGGCAGACCTGAAGAACTACATCCCAATCCTAAAGGTTGGAGGTACACTTGTCATTGATGACTGCAATAACGCAATCCCAATGCCTTGGGGTTACTTCGCAGGGATTCAATCGGTATCAAACGCAGTGGACCAGTTCCTACCAAGAGAAGGACAGAACGAATTATGGAAGCATGAACTAAACTTAGTACACAATAGGGTACTTACTAAATTGAAGTAAAATGGAAAAGAAAAAGAATAAAGTTGGCAGACCAAAAGCAATAGAATCACCCGAAGTGATGTATAACCTATTCCAAGAGTATTGCGAATATACCAAAGCAAATCCAATCAAGGTTAAAGATTGGGTCGGAGGTATGGCAAAACCAGTAATAAGGGAAAAAGAAGTTCCTTTGACTATGGAGGGGTTTGAGATTTACGGATTTAGACAAGGATTTGTAATAGGATTAGACCAATATTTTGCCAATCGGGAAGGCAGATACGAAGAATTTGTATCTATCTGCTCTAATATTAGGCGAATAATCAGAGATGACCAAATCAAGGGGGGCATGGCAGGTATCTACAATCCATCCATAACCCAAAGATTAAACAACCTGGTAGAGAAAACAGAGAACAAACATGAGGTAAACGAAATAAAAATCACCCGTGATCGCTAACGTAAAACTTTACAATCCACACGATGCCCAAAGGAAGGTCATAGATTGCGATAAAAGATTTATCGTGATGATGGCAGGGCGAAGGTTTGGTAAGTCCTTAATCAGTCAGACAATCGCTTTAGAAAGCGGTATAGAAGGTAAAAAGGTTGCATACATTACACCAACCTATCAACTCGGTAAGATATTCTTTCAAGAGTTGTTAGAGATGCTACCCAATGAAATCTACAAAAAGAATGAGGCAGACTTGGTGATTACCTTTATCACTGGGGGTACAATCCGATTCTTCACGGGGGAAAGGTTGGACAACCTCCGAGGTTTAAAGTTTCACCTTTGTATTATTGATGAAGCAAGTTTTATTCCTGATCTTGAAGGCGGTTGGTTAAACTCAATCAGACCTACCCTTACGGATTACAAGGGCAAGGCATTGTTCTTGTCTACTCCAAAGGGGAAGAACTACTTTTACTCTTTGTTTATGAAAGGGAACGGAGGGGAGGAAGATTGGCAATCGTTTAAGTTCAGCACCTATGACAATCCGTACATAGATAAGTTAGAGGTTGATAGTGCAAGGATGCAACTGCCTGAGGTAGTATTTGAGCAGGAGTACATGGCAAACCCTGCCGAGAACGCTGCCAATCCATTTGGGTCTGCTTACATTCGCCAATGCATCTTCCCGATGTCCAATGCTCCTGTTGCCTGTTACGGCATAGACCTTGCAAAGGCGGTTGACTGGACTGTGGTAATAGGTTTAGACAAGAATGGGTCTGTGTGCCATTATGAACGCTTCCAAAGAGATTGGAGGCAAACTAAGGAGTATATTATCAATCTACCTAAAGCACCTATCCTGATGGATAGCACGGGGGTAGGTGACCCAATCTTTGAGGATATGCAACGGGAGGGTCTTGATGTTCAAGGGTATAAGTTCAGTTCAACCTCAAAGCAAATGCTAATGGAGGGTCTTGCATCCGCTATACATCAAAGGAAGATTACATTCCCACCTGGTCCTATCGTGGATGAACTTGAAATCTTTGAGTATCAGTACACATCCTTTGGAGTTAAGTATTCAGCACCTCATGGATTCCATGATGACTGCGTGGTTAGTCTTTCCCTTGCTTGGCAACACCTGCAAAAGAATGTAGGGAGTGGAAGATATTCATTTGCGTAGGAAGTTCCATTTTCACATTTAAACTATTTAAAGATATGAATTGGTCCAACGTAACAGTATTCCAATACCAGCAGATTAATGATATCTATGCGAATAGCAAGGACTTGACTGACCTTGATTTAAGCATCAAGGTAACATCTATTCTAAAGAACATGACCGAGCATCAGATAGATAGTTTACCGGTTAAGGAACTTGGACCATTGCTTGAATCTATCGCATTCGTGCATGAAGAGATACAACCCCAAGCGGTAGACCGAATAAAGATAAATGGTAGAGTTTACAAGTGCATTTACGATGTTAGGAACATACCTGCTGCACGTTATATTGAATCAAAGCATTTTAGTTCCGATGTAATGGGAAACCTACATAAGATATTCGCTTGTATGGTTATACCTCAAAAGAAAACCTGGTTCGGTTGGAAGGATGATAAGTACGATGCAAGTAAACATTCGGACTATGCACAGGACATTCTTGAAGCACCCATTGTAAACGTACTTGGTTCGGTGGTTTTTTTTTATCAAGTTTACAGACTTTGGATAAAGAATTCCAAGGGTTATTTGGTCAATCAGATGATGGAGGCGAAGATAACGAAGGAGGAAGCAGAGAAGGGATGGGAGGCTTTATGCAACATTATGGATGGATTTATCAAACCAAGTTGGTTGCCGATTTTGAAGGCATCACCCTTAACCAAGCATTTGACTTACCTACAATAAACTTCTTGAATGACCTTGCCTACCTAAAAGCAAAGATGGAACACGATAACGAATTAATTAAAAAACAATATGGCAAGGGTTGATACAAGCATAGTAATAACAGAACCCGAAATACAAAAGGAAGCATCAAGTCGGGAGGATTATTTAAAACTCGGCAAGTTACCTTTTATTGAGAAGATGCTCGTTGCCTATGCAGCGAGGTTCATATTTGCAGCACAGAATAACTTAAAGAAAGCGAATAAAGTAGACACGGGAACTCTTGAAAAGGATTTATCGCAAGGAGATATAATTAGGCAAGGTTCAACATATTCCATTGACATTGGTTATCCGGTTGATTCAGCAGGTGCAAAGTATTACGACTTTGTAAACAAAGGTGTTAAAGGTTTCAAGTCCGGTCAACCGAATTCACCATACTCATTTAAGTCTGCCTATCCTTCTATGAATGGACCAATGGTTACTGCCATTCAGAAATGGGTAAAGAGGAATGGACTTGCTTCAAGAAGGGAGGACCAAAAGTATAACACCTCTGGACTGCAAAGGAAGCGAAAATCAGTTTCAGAACTAAACACTGGCAGGACAACCGCCTTCCTTATAGCAAGGAAAATAAAGCAAAGGGGATTACCCAAGACCGGATTCTTTGACAATGCCGTTGATGAAGTATTTAATCAGCAGTTCTATGATAAAATGGGTAAGGCAATCGGTGCGGACTTGGTAGTGTACATAAAACAAGCGAATTCGCTAATTAATCAAGAGAACAAGTAAATTATGGCAATTACAGTTAATAGCATACCCGAACAATACGCATCCCTTCACGATGACCTTTGGTTCGTGGTGGATTCTAACAATAAGGCATTAAGCAATTTTAAGTATGTCTTTGATGTCTATGTTGATTCGGTATTGATAGCAAGGATAAAGCAGTTTCCTGATGTAACAAGCACAAAGGGAATATTTAACGCAGGAAACATTATGCGTAACTATGCTCAATCTTATTTCATACCAAACCCAGTACAGAACCTTTTCAGCGGTTCAAACGACAATATTTATAAGCAATATACCATAAAATACGGGGAAGAGTACGGAGGAACTACCTACACCAATCTGCTTGAACAGACCTATGTGGCATTCAACTTTTACTATCCCGACTTTTATAACCCTGCTCAATCTCCGACCTATTATAAGTCATACATCAACAAATGGTTGACCAATAGGGATTTATCAAATGTGGAATGTGCTTTTACTGACAAGTTGCATATCGGGTACATGAACGCATCGGGAGTGACCACAAATCTCTACCCATCGCTTCAATTATACAACGAGAACGGAACACCAAGTGGGAGTGCAATAACTACGGGAACAGACCCACAAAACACATATAGTTTACTTGATATCTCCCCAGGAGGTATTAATGATTGGTATGGTTCAACTGTAATCCCACAATCTGCATACTCATACGGCATTAAATTGCACAATGGTACTTCCTTTGGTCCGGAAACTAAAGTGAAACTTGTTTGCAATCCTAACTACTCGCCAATCGCATTGCACTTCCTAAATCAACTTGGAGGGTATGATACAATGCATTTTAGATTGGTAAATAAGCAATCAAGGAACGTGGAATCTAAACAGTACGAGGGTAGCAAGTTTAGATATAATTCTTCTGCGGTAGCAATGCTTACTTACGATGACTTTAAGCGAATCAACCCAGGTGCAACTAAGTATGTTGTTGAGCATAGCACAATGTATAAACTGCGAAGTAATTACTTAAATGTAACCGATTACAACTGGTTGGCAGAGTTAATCCAATCACCCGAAGTTTACTTTGAGCAAGGAGGATATTACTATCCCGTGGTCACGATGACAAGTAATTGGGAAGAGAAGAAAAGGATTGCGGACAAGATGTTTAACCTTGAACTTGATGTACAGATTGCGAACAAAAAATATAGTCAATTCCGATGAGGACAGAGATATACATTGATGGGAATGAACTTGATTTAACGAAGAACATATCAGCGGAGTTTACCTATGCCATTGATGAGATACAAGACTTTGCGACAAGGAATACATCATTTAGCAAAACCATAATCCTCCCAGGCAATGACAATAACAATAAGTTATTCGGTAATATATTTGAATTCGGGATATCCAATACATATAACCCAGCAGAACCCAACGTGGGTTACAACTTTAATGCTACCAAATCAGTTCCTTGCATCATCTTGGTAGATAAGATACAAATCTTTAAAGGTGTTTTGCGTTTGCTTGAAATAATAATTGATGGCAAAAGCATTGAGTATGAGGTTGTTGTTTTTGGTGAACTTGGTGGATTCATAACGGCATTAGGAAATAGCAAGTTAGAAGATATAAACTTTGGTATCGCAGACACCGCTTGGACCTTTACCAACATTGCAAATAGTTGGGATAACATTAGCGGAACTGGTGTTTACTTTCCTTTGATTGATTATGGGAACGAATCAACTAATAAGGTTGACTTCTCCTTTGATGCATTCCGACCTGCATTATATGTCAAGCAATACCTTACCAAGATACTTGATGGGTCAGGTTACACTTATGACTTTCCTTTGTTAAGTACATCCTTGATGAATAGGTTGGTCATTCCGCATAATCAAAAGGAATTGACTAAAAACACAGCAGTTGCATTACTTGCAACAACTAAACTAAAAAACTATACATCCGCAGCAGGGAATGTTGAGTTTGACATATTGACCGCAGGTAACTTTACAATCACGGGAAGCGGTAGCGATTTTACATACAATTCCGCTACTCCTTTAGCTGGTAGCGTAACCTTGAACGTATCGGGAACAATAAACGCAATAAGTCCGACAAGCGATTTTACAGTACAACTTAGGAAGAACGGAACACCTATTTCGGTTGTTACTTACACTACCCCTGGGAGTGGTTACAATTTTAATGCAATCCTTAGTCTTGCATCTATCTCGTTGGTAAACACAGACACTTTAGATGTTGATTTGATAGGTAACTTTTCAGACCTTGACATTGAGCAAGGTTTATTTAATATCACATCTAACAATCCAACGGAAACGATTGTAAACTATGGCGAAAATATTGTTATTGATGATACAATCCCGAAAGGTATTTTCCAAAAAGATTTCTTTGCATCCATTGTAAAGATGTTTAACCTTTATGTCTATGAAGATAAATTGGTTGAGAAGAAACTAATCATAAAACCTTTCATTGACTTTTACGATGGCACGAAGATTGATTGGACCGATAAGGTGGACCGAGATAGTGTTATAAGGATTAAACCGATGTCCGAGTTTACTGCTCGTTATTACGATTATAAGTACAAGCAAGATAATGACTTTTATGCAGAGAACTACCGCAAGAAGTACAATGAAGGGTATGGCGATTTTATCTATGATAGTGAGAATGAGTTTGTAAAGGAGGTTGATAGTACCGAGTTAATTTTTGCAGGTACAGTATTAACGCAATTAACGGGAACGGATAAAATATATTCAACCATTTACAAGAAGTCTAATGCCAACGCTGCGGAGGATAAGATGGATTCTGTCATACGGATTCTCCAAGCAAAGAAGATAACCGGCAGAGCAACATGGGCAATCAAGAACGGAGCAACCACTTTGGCATCATACACCGCTTATGGGTATGCTGGACATCTTGACGACCCATATAATCCATTTGCAGATATTAGTTGGGGTGCACCAAGGGAATTGTTTTACTCTGCATCTGCATATACAGATGGAAATCTTTTTAACGCATATTGGTCCGAGTACATTGCAGAGATAACAAATATAGAAGGGCATAGCAAAATGATGACCTGCTCTGTAAAATTGAATGAGGTTGACATTTATAACCTTGATTTTAGTAAACTGATTTATATTGATGGTTCACTTTGGCGATTGAATAAGGTCTTGGATTATAACCCAATGGACTTTAACGTGACAAAGGTTGAACTTCTTAAAGTAATTGAATTAACATACGTTTAATATGGCAGAAGAAATAATTGGCGTCAAGGTAGAAGTTGATGCGAGTGATGTAGGCAAATCGGTTGGAGATTTACGCAAGAAGATTGCAGAAGCAGAGGCACAAGTTAAGCAATTAACTAAAGCATATGGTGAGCAAAGTAAAGAAGCGATTGAAGCACAAAAAACGCTTTCACAACTTCAAACAATTACCAATCAAAAGATAGAGCAACAAAATCAAAGAATTGATGATGCTGCAAAAACTGTATCTGCATTATCTGCTGCTTATGGTGGTGTTCAAGGTGCTTTAGAGTTAACAGGTCTTGCGGGAGAGGACACAATTAAACAACTCGCAAAGATTCAATCTGCACTTGCCATTGGTGATGCGGTCCAAAACCTTGCAGAGTTTAGAGGTGCAATCACAAACACTTTTAAGTCTTTTGGAACTTCAATAAAGACTACATTTAGCACTTTAAGAAGTGGATTAATTGCAACTGGTATAGGTGCATTTGTGGTAGCACTTGGTTTAGTTGCTGCGAACTTTGAAACAGTCAAGAAGGTAGTTTTAAACTTTATTCCAGGTCTTGGTAAAGTTGCAGACTACATTGGAAACCTTGTCAATAAGATTACAGACTTTATTGGTGTAACAAGTGAATCGGGTAGAGTAACTGCAAAACTTATAGCAGATAATGAAAAGGCAATCGCATCTACCGAAAAATTTCTTGCACTTAATGCAGACAAGTATGATGAATTTACTCAAAGAAAGATTAAAGCAAACCTTGAATACAAAAAGAATGAAAATGAATTCTTAAATGACCAAAAGTTAACAGAGGATGAAAAGAACGCATACATAAAACAAGCAAGGGAAAAGGCGAATAGAGAAATAGCAAAATCAGATTTAGACAGAAATAAGTTAGCAAAAGATGCAAGTAAGAAGTTAGCGGATGAGCAAAAAGCAATAGCAGACAAAGCAGAAGCAGATAGGAAAGCAAGAAAAGAACAAGAGTATAATGATTTCGTGCAATTTGTTAATGATTTAAAATCATCTACTGATGCTGAATTAGAATTACAAGATTTTCTAATATCAGAACAAAAGAAAAAAGAGCAGGAGTTATTTGATTGGCAAGTACAATTAGCACAAGATAAATATGATTCAGAAGAGGCAGGGTTTGCTCTTATGCAAGAACTCAACAAAAAAAGCATTGAAAATGAGCAAAACACATTAGATGCAAAGATTGCTATTCAAATGGCAGAGATAGACTTGGTTTTGCAGTTGTCAGGTGTTCTTAGGCAAGTTGCAGGAAATAATAAAGCAGTACAAGCAGCAGCAATAATAGCAGAAAATGCAGCAGGTATTGGAAGAATTATAATTAATACGCAGGTAGCAAATGCAAAAGCACTCGCTTTAAGTCCAGCTACTTTAGGTCAACCTTTTGTAACTATTAATAAAGTTAGTGCTGCGTTAGGAATTGCATCTTCTTTATTGGCAACTCGTAAGGCATTAAGTAGTTTAGGTACTGGTGGAAGTGGAGGTTCTGCACCAAGTATTCCATCAGTAGGCGGTTCTGCACCTTTAGCACCTCCTGAACCAACTGCTCAACTTACACAATTAAACCAAGCATCTATAAATCAAATGGGGTCAGCAGCAGGTAGGGCATACGTTGTTGAATCCGATATTACAAACCAACAAGAAAAGATTATAAGAATAAACCGAGCAGCAAGACTTGGATAACAATATTTTATAAAAAATACAAAAATGGAAAAGAATATACCGATTTTTAACTTAGAAATAACCAACGACCTTGAAGATGATGTTGAGGTGGATGTGATTAGTTTAGTAGATAGACCTGCTATTGAAAGGTCCTTCCTTGCCTTTAATGAGGATGAGTTTGCGGAATCCTACACAGACTATCCCGAAAGTGCAAAGAACAACGCACAGAGGGCATTGGATTGGGCAGAGAAAAATGGATGGGGAGAATGTGGCACGGAGGTTGGAAAGATAAGGGCAAACCAAATCGCAAAGGGAGAACCGATTTCACGTGAAACAATCGCAAGAATTAGTGGATTCAAAAGGCATCAACAGAATAAAGATGTACCTTATTCCGAAGGATGCGGTGGTCTTATGTGGGATGCTTGGGGAGGTACTTCAATGATTGAATGGGCAAGTAACAAACTTAAAAAGATTGATAAACAGACCTTTGTCATCCAAGATGAGGACCAACAAATCATCAGCGGTCCACTAATGTTGGCAGATACTCCTATCTATCGCAATGACCACAACGGGGAATATTATGTGGTATTTTCTAAAGAAACGATAAAAAAGATAGCACAGAGGTACTTCAAGAAAGGGTATCAAGCAAACGTAAACCTTATGCACGATTCGGGGCAATCCGTTGAAGGGGTGACAATGTTTGAATCATTTATCAGCGACAAGATTAGGGGAATCCAACCGATGAAAGGTTTTGAGGATGTACCCGATGGGTCTTGGTTTGGTTCTTTCAAGGTAGATAATCCGGAAGTATGGGCAGAAATTAAGGCAGGGAATGTACGGGGATTCTCGGTTGAAGGGCAGTTTAATTACCGAAAGACTGGCAATAAAAAAATTGAGCAACTTTGGGAAAATGTCCTTGAAGTGCTATCTAAAGTTAAGTAGCATTTTTTCATAGCGTTTGGTAGGCAGGGTATTTCTATACCTTGCCTTTTTTCTTATATGGTACATTGGTAAATGCCTCCTATTTATTACCAAAAGTTATTATGACAACTTTGGAAGCAATTAACAAGATTAAACAAATGTTCGCAGAAGCAGGGGAACTACCCGTTGCATCTGTTGAACCGACACAATCTTTTGCGGAATATTCCCTTAAGAGTGGTGCTAAAGTAATGATTGACAAGTTGGAAGTAGGCGGTAAGGTTTCTTTGGTTGATGAAGCAGGAGTTGAAACACCTGCACCTGCCGGAGAACACGAACTCATTGATGGTTCTATCATCGTTCTTGATGAGGCAGCAACTATCTTGGAAATCAAAGTTCCCGAGGTAGAAGTTCCTGAGGTTGAGGTAGAGGTAGAAATGCCGATTGCCGAGGACCTGATGAAGAAGAAAATTGAGGAAATGCAGAAGCAACTTGATGAGATTAAGATGGCATACGATGCCAAACTTGCCTCACAAGAGTTGAAGTTCAGCAAAGGAATCAGCGACATCTCTGATGTTTTGGTTCAGATTCTCAACACACCATCTGCAAACGCTACCGAGCAACCTAAAGACAAGTTTAACGTACACGTTGAAAGCAAGGATGACAAAATCGGTCGTTTCCTCGCATTCGCAAAATCAATTAAGTAATTAATTAACAAACAATAAAAATTAAATAAAATGGGATTTTCAGTTGGCACATTGGCAAACTATACAAAAGAGAACGAGCAACTGCTTGTAACTTCTTCTGTACTTGGTAGCAAAACCGCTTCTTTAATTAAGGAGCAAGGAAACGTGATGGTCGGGGTTAAGTCTTCCGAAACCATCAACATTATGGACACAGATGCAATCTTCCAAGATGGTTCATCTTGCGGATTTAACGCATCAGGTACAACTTCTTTCACACAGAGGGCAGTTACAGTTGGAAAAATTAAGGTTAACGAAGCACTTTGCTTGAAAGACCTTGAAGCAAAGTATCTGCAAAAAGCACTTCCTGCTGGTTCTATGTATGATAGCATGGTTTATTCTGAAGAGTATTCTAAGCGTAAATCAGAGAAAATTGCTCAACAACTTGAAAGGACTCTGTGGTTGGGTAACACTTCAAGCGTAGACGTAAACTTGAATAAGTTTTCAGGTATCACAACCTTGATTACCGCAGCAGGTTCAGCAGTAGTTAATGCGAATAGCGTTGCTCTTCATGGAGTTGTAGAAACTGCCATCACCGATGCAAACGTTATCAGCATCTTTGATGATATCTACAAAGCAATCCCTGCCCAAGTAGTTGACAAGGATGATATGGTTATCTTCTGCGGTATGGATGTTTTCCGTACTTACACAGTAAAGCTGAAATCTTCTAACTTGTTCCATTACAAGTATGATGAGGCAGCAAATGGTCAGTTCTTCCTCCCAGGTACTAACGTAAGAGTTATTGCAGTACAAGGTTTGAACAATAGCGGTGACATCGTAGCAATGAGGATTTCTAACTTGTTCTTGGGTACTGACCTTCTGAACGAAGAAGAAAGATTTGAAATCTTCTACGCTAAAGAAGCCGACCAGGTTCGTTTTGTATCTGAGTTCAAGATGGGTGTTAACTTCGCCTTCCCTGACGAGATTGTTAAGTTCTTCGTTTAAATAACAAATGAGGCAAGGGGTGTTAATCATCCCTTGCTTTCATTATAAATTTTATAATATGCCGTGTGCTTTAACTCAAGGATATACGCTGGATTGTAAAGAGTCCATTGGTGGCATTAAGGCGGTTTGGTTCATTCCGTTTGAAAATGTTACCGCAATTACAGAAGCCTCCGGTGTGGTTACTACCATCACCAAGAGTGCTGGTAAAGTATTTTATAAGTACCAACTTGTTAAGCAGACATCTTCTTTGACTGAAAACATAACCGCATCCGTTGAGAATGGAACTGTTTTCTATGCACAGGAATTGTCAATCATCCTTAACAAACTTCAAGCAAATACTCGCAACGAAATCTTGCTTCTTGCTAAGAACAACCTCTTGGCAGTAGTTCAAGATGGCAACGACAAATATTGGTTGCTTGGTAAGGTAAATGGTGCTGATTTGACTGGTGGCAATGGTGCGACTGGTACTGCCTTCGGAGATAGGAATGGTTATACATTGACCTTCACGGGCAATGAACCTGCACTTGCACCCGAGGTATCAAGTTCAATTATAGCAGGTCTGACTGCGTAAAATAGGACATAAGGTTTGGAATGAGTAGGGCAACCCATAGCGGTTGCCTTTCTTTTTGGGTAAAAGTCAAGGGATTGTCTATTTAGTTACAATGATACAACTCACACAAGGAGCAACCGAGTTCATTTATTTAACCTTAACGGAGAAGCAAACGCTTACTACTCCGAATTATTTATTCCGTTTTGTTAATAGGACCACACGGGATGAGGTTTTATTTGTTTTGGTTAACAACTTGGATGTATCACCTTTCAAGGATAGGTACAATAAGTTTAGCATTAAAGTACCAAAGTATTTTAGTTTGGGTCATATTGGCGAATATTTGTACTATGTTTACGAACAAACAAGTGCTTATAATATAGACTATATCAAAGCGACTGGATTGCTTGAAGAGGGAATTATGAAACTGTCACCATCAACCACATTTGAGTACACACAACACGAGGTTGACAATACATACGTAACAAGATGAATGATTTAGTAATACTTAATTTTCAAGAAGCAAGGCAACCTGAATATAGAGAAAAGAGGGGCAAGGGGTATATTGAGTTCGGAGAAAGGAATGATTACCCAGGGTATTTGCTTTCGCTTTACAATAAGAGTGCCAAACATAACGCAATCGTTAAAGGCAAGGTCAATTACATTATCGGAAACGGATGGAAAGCGGATGAGGCAGACCCGATTGCAATGCAGTTCATCGCACAACCTAATCAGTTTGAATCTTTAAATGATTTGACAAGGAAGGTATCTATTGACATTGAAATCTTTGGAGGTGCATATCTTGAAGTAATTTGGTCCTTAACGGGTGGCAAGTTGGTTGATGTTTTGCATATTGACTACACCAAAATAAGGTCAAATGCTGACAATACCCAGTTTTGGTATAAAAAAGACTGGGCAGAAAGAAAGGATGAGGCATTTGCAATGATGGCATTCAATACGAATGTCAGGCAAGGAAAGCAGATACTATATGTAAAAGAATATAGACCGGGTTTAGATACTTACGCTTTGCCTGGTTACATGGGTGCATTGAACTATATTGAATCAGATATTGAAGTCAGCAGACACGTTTTGGGGAATGCTCAAACCGGATTCAGTGCATCCAAACTTATTACCCTTCCCAATGGCGAACCTTCTCCTGATGAGAAGAGGAACATTGAAAGAAGATTTACGGATAGGTTTAGCGGTAGCGATGGTAAGAAATTTATCTTATCATTTACTACTGACCCTGCAAGAAAACCAATCATTGAGGACCTCGGAGCAAGTGATATCACAAAAGAGGACTTCACAAGGGTTGACTTGATTATACAAAACAATTTGTTTGCAGGTCATCAAATCACCTCGCCAAGTCTTTTCGGTATTGCCGAACCTGGGCAACTTGGTTCAAGAACACAGATAAGGGATTCTTATGAGATATTTAAGAACACTTATGTAAACGATAAACAACAATTCATTGAAGCGGTATTCAATCAACTTGCAAGGTTGAGGGGTGCGACTTCGGAAATTACAATTATCCCGGTTGAACCTATCGGGTTTGAGTTAAGCGAAGCAGCTTTATTGCAGATTGCACCTAAAGAGTGGTTATTGGAAAAGGCAGGTATTGATTTAACTAAATATCAACCAAATGTAACAAACCAACCGACAATAGACCAAGTACAATCGGAGGTAAACGATAACTTAAAGAACCTTAGCGGTAGACAATATCAGCAAGTTATGAGGGTTATTCGCCAATTCTCACAAGGTAAGATTACCAAAGAGATTGCGACTACTATGCTCAAAGCAGGTCTTGGAATGACCGATTCAGATATTAATGCAATGCTCGGCATAGATGATGACCCGACTACTGATGACTTTCAATTTTCGGCACTTGATGAGGACACTGTGATTGGAATGTTTAGAGAGGTAGGTGAACCGAAAGAGAATTATAACATCATACAATCAAAGGCGGTATTTAGTGCGAGAGAAGCATTTGCAGAGGATTCCTTGATAGATAAAGCATTAGACAAGCAAATCCTTGCCTTGATTGATAAAGACCCTAAAATAAGCATTGATGACATTGCGGGGGCAACTAAGAAAAGCAGAGATGTTGTACAAGGTCGGTTAAGTTACTTGGTTGAATCGGGTGCGATTAATTATGACCCAAAGATAGAGGAAAGGAAGTTGACTAAACCATTAAGCAAGTTAGTTGATGATATGGAAGTTACAACCTTTGAGGTTAGATATTCTTACGAGTGGAAACCGATTGTACCAAGTAGCGAAAGAGATACCGCTGCCCATCCTTCTCGCCAATTTTGTAGGAAGTTGATTGCGGAGGATAAGTTTTGGACAAGGAAAGGAATTGAGATGCTAAGTGCAAGACTTGGTTACTCGGTGTTTGACCGAGGCGGTGGTTGGTGGGGAGATTCACCAAGTTGCAGACACGAATGGAGAAGGAATGTAGTAGTTAAAAAGAAAAAATAATGAGCAGAAATATACTTTTTATTTCGGTAGATACGATAAAGGACAGAACAGGTTTACACGTAAACGTTGACCCTAAATTGGTCTTTCCCGATATCCTTTATGCACAGGATGCTTATATCCTCCCTGCATTGGGAACGGCACTTTACGAGAAGTTGCAAAATGGGATTGAGTGCGGAGATTTGAACTGTGATGAGGAAACCTTGTTAAACACTTACATAACACCTTGTTTAGTTTACTACGTTATGAGTGAGTTGCCAATGGCATTGTCATATCAATTCTATAACAAGGGAGTAATTAGGAAAACTGGTGATAACCAAACCGAACCGAGTGCATCGGATTTGGCAGATGTAGCAAATAGATACGGAGCAAGAGCAGAGTTTTACAAGCAAAGGTTAATTAAATACCTCAAACAAGAATCCCAAGCAAGTGCTAAGTTCCCCGAATACATCAATCCTGGTACTGGAGTTGATACCATTGTTCCGGATAATGATGCCTACACAACCACAATATGGTTGGGGGATTACGATTGTTGCAAAGGCAAAACCTTTGAAGAAATGTATCAAGGAAACGTAAATCGTTGTTGTGGCGAATAAGACATATTCAAAAAAGAACCAAGAGAAACTAAAAGTCTATCTTGAAAAAATAAAAAAGGATGACCCTAAACCAAATCATAAAGACAATAGAGGACTTGGGAAATGCACACCAACAAATCAAGACAACGTATTACGGCAACGCTTTTGATTTTTTGAGTAGAGGTGCAGACAATACCTACCCTGCTTTCTTTTTTGACATAACGGGTGCATCTATCAATGGCAAGACCTCAACATTAAACTTCACCTTGTTTTTTTGCGATAGGGTACTCCCCGAGCAATCTAATGAGCAAGAGGTTCTATCGGACCAATTACTCACTGCTCAAGACATAATTGCTCAGTTACACTACAATAATTATGACTTTGTTCTTCAAGATGCGGTTACACTTGATTTTTTTACGGAAGACACACCCGAATACTTAGCAGGAGTTAGTGCAACTATTGCACTTGATTTACCATACTTACAAAATAGGTGCGTAGTTCCAACAGACTACACATACCCATCATAAATCTATTTAAAAGAAAAGAAATGGCATCAGATTTTAGACCAGGAACGCTTGATATCCAAATGTGGAGGAATGACACTTGGGGTCAGGCATTCACTATAACATCCAATTCAACACCCGTAAATCTATCGGGTTCAACTATAACAATCCAAATCCGTAAAGGATGTGGAGGCACTCTTGCTTTGACTTTGACAAATGGCAGTGGTATAACGATTGGCGGTGTTGGGAATAACCAAGTTACAGTTAGCAAGTTGATTAATATTGCAAAGGGCAATTATGTGTGGGATATGAATGTAGCATTCAGCGGTGGAGTTGTAAAGACTTACTTGACAGGTGATTTTATTGTTTATGATGATGTAACAAAACCATAAAAAATGGGAATTGATGTTAACGCTATTGAGCAGACTGTCGTTGTAACGGCAGTAGGGGATGAGGTAAATGTAAACATCATTGACCAACCCGTATTGGTTTCAGTAACCGACCAAATCATTGAGGTTTCTGCATCGGGTGGAACTGGACCACAAGGTCCTGCTGGTGCTGGTGTGGCAGTAGGTGGAACTACTGGTCAAGTATTAAGCAAGGCATCTAATACTAATTATGACACAGTTTGGGTAGATGCAGGGACAGGCACAGTTTACTCTGTCAATGCAAGTGGAAGCACGGGCATAAGCG